ATGAAAAAGACACTGCTTTCTCTTTTACTTCTCACCTGTGCCAGCAGTGCGCTGGCCGCGCCGCAGGTCATCACCGTCAGCCGGTTTGAAGTGGGCAAGGACAACTGGGCATTTAATCGTGAAGAGGTCATGCTCACCTGCCGTCCCGGTAACGCGCTGTATGTCATCAATCCCAGTACGCTCGTGCAGTATCCGTTAAATGACGTAGCGGAGCAGCAGGTGGCCAGCGGGAAAAGTAACGGACAGCCTGTCAGCGTGATCCAGGTGGATGACCCGGCAAACCCCGGGCAGAAGAAAAGTCTGGCACCGTTTATTGAGCGCGCTGAAAAGCTCTGCTAGCCGTCAGGTTTCCAGTAAAAAAAAACCGCAGGTGCTTGTAAAAGCTCTGCGGTTTTTCACATTTAGTGATGTTCTGACGCTTTTTTTCAGACCACTTTTACTGTGGACTGGAAAACCTGACGTCGTCATCTATTCTTAAAGGGCAAGGCGATTGAGCCTGCATTAATGCCAACTTTTAGCGCACGGCTCTCTCCCAAGAGCCATTTCCCTGGACCGAATACAGGAATCGTATTCGGTCTCTTTTTATCTATTTGTTTCTCAAGGGTTTTTTCGGTCTCAACACGAAATTCCCCGAAAATTACTCGAATATTCCATATCCTGTCTAAACCATAACATACTCTGCACCGCGTGCGTCCAGGTATTTTTTGGTCATTGTTAAATTTTTGTGGCCGAGTAAACGCTGAGCAAATTCTTCTCCGCGCTCCTTTTCGTAGAGCCTACTCGCCAGGCTCCTGATCTCATGGAAAGGAGGTGGGTTAGGTCCGAATTTTAACCCGGTCGAATCCCTTATCTCTGCAAAGGCCTGGGTGAGTCCGTCAGGAGTCAGCGGCCCCGGCTTTCTTCCCCCGCGGCGGACAGGAGAGTAAAGCATGAAGTCGGAAGGGTTGTTAACCCGGCATCGATCAATGACATCCTGCAACACAAGCCCAGCGACGTCTAGCCTCAAATCAAGGGGAAGCGCCAGTTTGTGACCTGTTTTCTCCTGCGTAACGAAAAGCCTCCCGTCTTTAATGTCACTGAACCTGAACAGTGAAATATCCTCACGACGCTGGCCGGTGACTAGTGCCAGATCGCATGCGTTAGGCGCCCAGTCAGAATGAGTTAACGCGGCCTGGCGGATGACGGTAAATTGTTCGAGCAACAGGCGCTCTCGCTTAACTTTCGGTGTCGGCGTTCGCGTCGGTTCTGCCGGGTTCCTGTCGACATGTCCTTCTACAATCGCCTCCCTGAAGATGTCCATCAGCACAGACCTGAGCCCGGAAGCCATGCTCTTTTTATCGCAGAGAATGTACGCTTCAAGGAATGAGGCGATGTCCTTTGTCGTGACAGAAGCGAGGGGAATTTTGCCGAACTCTTCCTTAATGGTGGCGATCTGGTTTCGCCTGACCTTCATCGTGTTTGGTTTCAGCTCACGCCGTTCGAGAATTACCTCGTAACGCTCCAGCCATGCGGCCACTGTGAAAGTGGGCACGTCTTTTATGCGATCCAGGAGAGAAGAGGGAAGGTAATTCTGGTCAATGTAGTTGTTGGCCTCAATGGCCTGGGCAACAGCATCCTTGCGATCAATCCGGCCAAGAGAAATCTCCTGCCCGGTCACCGGATTGCGCCAGCTGTAAAGTCTGTCTCTTTTACGATAGGTCAGGTTACGGGGCAGGTTAGCGTCGTAACGTACTGGCCTTTTCGCCATGAGTCAGTCTCTCCAGTAAGGTGCCGCCGGACGGCAGTTTGGTGTGTTTCGGTTTAGCGCGCAGATTCTTCTTGCGCGGATCCACGTAGATAGCGTCAGGCTGAACCTTATATTCCTTTCCGTGCAGCTCCGGCGCGGGATAAATTCGCCCCTCCCGCGTCCATCTACGCAGAGTAGAAAGGGAAGGGGGAGTCGTGTAGACCTCAGCAGCCCATTCCAGCAAGTTGAGAAGCTTAGCCATGAAAACTCCTTAGCCACCTGGCATTATATGCGAGGCTGCGTTGACGTGTTGATTAATCGAAATCAGGTAAAAAAAAGCCTGGCGTACCGGGCAAAAGGGATAACGGAGCAGTGCTTTCGCACCCAATAGCCAGCTCATAACTGGCTATCAGTTGCGTCAGTGGAAGCTAATGCAGCCATTGTTCGAGGCCATTTCCATAGCTGACTGCCAGTGCTTGTATTGCTCGAAGAAGCGGTCACCGATCTCTTCCGCCTTGTGATGGAAGGTTTTAAAATCAGCCAGTAATTTCGTCGCAACAGCTGTGCCAATAAATCCTTCGCAGTCACTGAAGTTGATCAATTCATAGAATGGGCCGCTATCGGAGTTGAGCACGCCACCAAAATGGCTAGCTTCTTTTCCATGTCCACTCTCATATTCGCCAACCGGGTAGCCAGCCATTTCTGCAAGCTCGTTACGCCACCAGTAATAGCCGCCATAACCTACGCCGTGACCTGTGCAGTCTTCATATGTGTAAACAGCCCCATCGACCAGCTCATCAGCACGACCCGGGAAGCTTGGATTTTTCCAAACGTGAAAGTAATACTCTTCTACTTCCTCTCCATTGCTGTTATTGACAGCCTCGCCAGCATCATTCAGATGGGCATCCAGGCGCTTTATGTTGCTGTATGCAGTAATGTCTAATCCCATAATCTCTCCTCATGCCGCACGCCGGGCGCAGCGAGTTTTATCCAATAAAAAACCCCGCCAGGGCGAGGTTCGTTTCAGTACACTGTTTTCAGTTTAGCGGGGTACCCGCTGATGCGGGAGAAATGCTTTGGTGCTGGCTCCCCACAATGAAGGAGGGAAGGCCGTCGTCGCCTTGGTGAGCCATTACCTCACCAACTAGCTGATAACCGTCTGCCAGCCCAAAACATTCCAGTTACGCACCATTGCCGCTCTCCCTGAGCCCGCCGGGCGTCCGACGCATGGTTTACTGTCGCGCCGTTCGACTGACCGAATCTCCACTTCGCCGCTGGTTAACTTCGCTCAGCTGTCGATGTTTCGTTTCGATGGACTAACAATAGCTAAAGCGATTATTTGAGTCAATCGCCAAAACGATATTTATCATCGATAAAGCGATAATGCATTGAATGTTAAAGCGATATTTTTTTATTTTCTGAAGAAAAAAGTGATAAGGATTTGGTTTTTAGAAGGAGTGAGAAAGAGAGGATGGATCTGCGGATAATAAAAAACCCGCCGGAGCGGGTTATGCGAATCGTTTATAGTCGACTGACTGTCTGAGTAGTACCTTTGCCATGACGTAGAACGCGTCCTCGTCCTCTGGCTCAACGTACCACTTCTCGTAAATGGGGTTGTCGGATATTACTGCGAGACGGTCACGCTGCATCTGAAGTCGCTTAACATGCAGTGTTTTGCCGAAGACGAAGACATATACCCCGTCACCATCAAAATGCGTAACGCCGGTATCAACGAAGATCTGATCTCCAGGCGAAATGGTGCCATCCATACTGTCACCATTAACGGTAATGACCTTAACGTGTGTAGCTGGCCGGTTGCCAAACAGCGCTCGCGCCTGCTCATTCGTGTATTCGATGGCCCGGATAGTTTCAATGAAATCGCTGGTGACCAGTGTGCCCGGCCCAGCACTGGCTTTAACGTCGAGTACATCCACGCGATAAATCCCATTCAGTGACGGCTTAACCTGGTATAGCGCAGTTGACTCCCTGGCGCCACCGGCAGCCATTTCCCCCTCACCAGTAGAAAGCCATTCAGGGCGAACACCAAGTACAGAGGCAATCTCAACGGTTTTTCGAGAGCCTTTAGCATTCTTTAGTAACTTATTTACGCTGGACTGAGCCATGTCGACCTCTTTAGCTAATCGACCCTGTGTATATCCAGCGTTTTCCATTGCCTGCGCTAAGCGCTCCGAGAATCCCATATTCACCTCTGTTAATGACTCCTTTAACTCTATCGCTCAAGCGATTATTTAGCAAAAAATCGCCTATGCGATTGACATTCGCTAAAGTGATAACCATAATCGCTTTAAACTGATAGCTGAGGTGATTATGAAGACCCCAACAGTAGAGAAGAACTCCGCAGTAGAGAAAGCGATCGCCATCGCTGGCAGCCAGAAAGAACTGGCAAAACGTTGCGGCAAAGCCCAGTCCACTATCTGTGACTGGCTTAACGGAAAGAAACGCATCTCCCCGGTTCACGTTCCTGAACTGGTGAAAGCGGTTGGTGGTGAAATCCAGGCTCATGAATTCCGCCCTGATCTGCCGTCCATCTTTCCACACCCTGACAACCATGCCGCTTAACGGCGGCCCTAACCACGAAAGGGAAAGCAATGCATTCACTTGCGTATCAACACAATACCGGAATACACCCGGGAGCGATGATAAACTGCGCTCAAGCTAAAGCGGCGCCAGACCACGAAAAGATCCGCGATGCGGTCCGTGCATGGTCGTCGGCGCTGGACAATCAGGACGTCGTTTCGGCGCTGATCATCAACGAATACCGGGAGCAGGGCGGGACCGCCATCAGCTTTCCGGACGACATCAGCCGGGCGCGCCAGAAGCTGTTCCGCTTCCTGGATAGGGGACAACGGCAGTATTGTTGGTCCTAACTATGCTGCATACGTCCATGACCCAAGCGTACCTCAGAACTTCCGCCGGGCGACGGCCAGGAAGGAGTTTTTAACCAAAGGGTTTGAAGACACGCAGCGACAGATCGATGCTGTGATCGCCAAGGAAATGTCTCTATGAATCCTCCTATGTATCAGCGAGTCAGGAACATGTTTGGCGATGCCGGGCTTACGACCGGTTTCCTGGTTCAGCTTCTTAATTTCAATGACCCGAATGACCTTTCGAAAGCGATTATAGTGTTCAGACCAAATGGTGGAACCCCCATCAGAAATGACCTCGGGAACGATAACTATGTCCTGGTCGATGTGATTGGCGCAAAGGACAAAAACCAGGCGGCAGCAACTGCTGCTCAATCAATCATTGATTATGTCCAGGCCAACCCCATGGCTGACGAATGTGTCGGCTACATCCAGAACATGGGCGCAATTCCCGCGCCGGTGCTCACAGAAGAAGGGCGAATAGTCTTCCGATTGCAATTTGCCTGCACGTTTGGCGACTAGCCATTCCCAACCAAATAACCCGCTCCGGCGGGTTTTCTTTTATACGTCAAAGAGGAGTTTCACATGGCTGACTGCCCTAACTCGAACGAGCGCCTGTTCGGCGGTGCGATCGTGCTGGAGGTCGCTGACGGCTGCCCTGATGTTAAACCTGAAGAATCAGAGTGGAAATCTCTGGCTGCTGGAACATCAAAGGGCTTCGACTTCAACCCAAACTCGGTTACATCTGATGCTGATGACGGCGGCGGCTATGTCGAAACCATCATCACCAACAGCGATTTCACGATTAGTTTCGAAGGTGAGGTCCGTAAAAAGGACAAGCTTGACCAGTACGGGATCGGAAAGTTCATCACGTATTTTGCTGCACAGCTTAAGGCGAAAAAGCAGCCAGGCATTTGGGTGCGTATGGATTACGGCCCGGTTGAGTTTGTCGGTTATATGACCGTTAATGCCCTGAGCTCTGACGGTGGAACCAACGACATCGTAACGTTCTCAACTGAGTTCAAAGTCGGCGACGCGAGTACCATCGAAGTTAACGAACTGACCGCAGTAGCGGTGACTGGCGTGACGGTAACCCCGGCAACCAGCACCGGCACGGCGGGCGGAACCAGCACCTTCACTGTGAATATCGCACCAACTGGCGCTACCAACAAAGATTTCACTGTAGCGACTACCGACGCGACCAAAGCAACTGCCACCGCCTCCGGCAACACCGTTACCGTGACGCGTGTCGCCACCGGCAGCGCGCAGATCATCATCAACACCGAAGACGGCAACTTTGTGGCCGTGCATACGGTTACCGTTACCTAACGGACATTCCAAAGGGCGGCGTGCTGCCCTTGATAATGACCGTTTACTGGAATGACTATGACCGTTTTAACCGATATTGGCGAAATCTCCGTCAGCGACAGTCGCGAAGGCGGAAAAGATTACCTGCTCCGACCTTCATTTGAGGCCATGACGAGGATCGGCACACCGGAAGAGATTGTGCAGGCGTACGCCATCATCCACGGCATTGAGGTTTCTCAGCTCACTGAAGCGTGCGCGAGCACTTTTGGACGATTTCCTGAATGGTTATCCCCCTCTTTCAACCGTGCCGCTGAGAAGCTTTTATCCACGTGCATGCAGGTGTTACAGGCGTGCTGCGATGAAGACTTGACGTCCATGATCGGCGAATGGAAAGGGTGGCGACATTGCGTTGTATACCGACCTGGAAAGATGCCGAAGAACGACATCATCGTGCTGGCTCAGCACCTCATGCAGCACGGTATCGTTGGCAAAGCAAAGGTTCGCCAGTTGCAGCGGCACGAAACAGGCGAGCAAACCACTGAATTTAAAGCCTTCGACTACATCAGCGCGGCGCGTAGCCACTTTGGCATGAGTCGTGATGAAGCGTCCAAGCTAACTATGACCGAATTTCAGATGCTGCTAGCGGCGAAATACCCTGAGCAGAAAGGGTTCACTCGCGAAGAGTACGACAGCATCGCCGACGAATATCTGGCTAAACAGGCAGTTCGACGCGAGAATGCGAAAAAGAAGTAACCGACCTTCTATACAACGATACCCTGATAACAATAAATCATCCTTTTCCGTTGCAACTGTGATGTTCCGGGGTAGGATGTTTCAACATTTACTAATGGGGAATATGGATATGAAGAAGTTAACTTTAGCATTGCTTGCAGTGGTTTCTTTTGGCGTCGTCGCGACGGAAGAAATGAGAATTCCAACCGATACCAAAGCCACTTATACAGTCCTCGATAAAGACATTAATGGAAGTATGGCGACTATAGTCACAAAAAGAGTGGGACCTTCCGGGACCATTTTTACAAAGCGCCTTTATGATTGCTCATCGTGGACCGTGAAATATTTAGGTGAGGGTGAGTCTCTTGAGCAGATGAAGTCATCAAAATCTGATTCAAGAATGGCGAATATAGTTGAAGGCTCAATAGCAGATTACATAGGCCGAAAGGCCTGTCAGTGAGAATGACCCGCTCCGGCGGGTTTTTTTATGCCCGGAGAAAAGCATGGCCAACAGCGAACAGGTTGGGAATATTGTTTATCAAGTCCAGATGGACGTAGCAGAGCTTATTGAGGCACAGCGTAAAGTAAACGATCGGCTTGATAAAATGGGCTCCAATTTCGACCGAGCATCCGGGTCGGTTAGCCGCTTTGAGGGAGCGCTTAATAAAGTAGGAGTGGCGATTGCAGCAGCTTTCACCATCGAGACGGCCAAAAGGCTGATTGCGATTGGTGATGAGATGGCTACCTTGCAGGCCAGGATCACCAGGCTCAGTCCAAGTATTGATACAGCGAAAGAGACTATGTCAGCTCTTTCAGCTATTGCCTCGCAAACAGGTAACAGCCTTTCTGAAACAGAGCGTTTGTGGGAATCACTGACCACAGCATTAAAAAGCGCTGGTGCAACAAACTCTCAGATCCTTGCGCTTACTTCGACGCTTCAAAAGATAGGCACTATCGGTGGTTCATCCTCAGAGGAAATGGCGAACGCACTTCGCCAGTTCGGGCAGTCAATCGCTGGTGGCACTGTGCGAGCCGAAGAGTTCAACTCCATTCTTGAGCAAATGCCAGAGCTTGCTCGCCAGATTGCGTCTGGGCTTGGAATATCGATTGGTGATCTCCGTAAGAGAATGCTGGAGGGCAAGTTAACGGCTGAAGATGCCCTTAATGCTATTCAAAAACAATCCCAGTCTGTTAACGAAGAGTTCGACAAGATGCCTGTCAATATCGACAGGGCGAAAAATAGTCTGGACGTAGCATTTAAAAACGCTATTAACGACATCAATCAGGCGATTGGCTTGACCTCGACCCTGGCGGGGTTGATGCAAAGCGTTGCTGATAATCTTAATTACTACAATAAAAATGTCGGTGATTCTTCCAGAATGCCGAAGCTTATCAAGCTACAGCAAGAATTAAACTCCGAGCTTAAAGATGGTCAGCGCTGGTATGAGACAGACTCCGTATTCCAGGCGCGCCGTGCGCAGGCCGCCGTTCAGTTAAAGCAGGTCGAAGGTGAAATTGCTCATATAAGAGCTAAAGCAGCAAATGATGCCAAGAACAACCAAGGATTCAAGACACCAACTAGCGACGATGATGCCGCAACATCAAAGTTGGTAAAAAATTCTGAACGCAGGCTAGCGCTCGCTAAACTCGAAGGGGAAGCAAGGGCAAGGCTTCAGGCTCAGTATGATGCTGCCGACGCTGGGGTTACGGATCCGAAACGCATCAAGACTCTTCAGGATGAATATGCGGAGACGTACCGAGTAACCGAGGCGAGAAAGGAAAGCAATAAAACTGGCAAGAAAACTGAGGCGCAGTCTGAATCAATTGCAAATAAGCTTGAAAATTTGCGTCAGCAGTCAGAATTGGCAGCTGATTCAACGGAGGAGCTAAGCAGAGAGCAGGCCATATTACGTGCTCAGCAGTCACTGGGAAATTCTGCAACCCAGGAGCAAATCAAAAAGGCCGGTGAATATGCAGCAAAAGCATGGGATGCATCAGCGGCAGCCAAAGGGGTTACGGAAGCACTTAAGGCAATTCCTTTGCAGGCGGAGAATAAATCCTACGCCGAATCCATGCAAAATCTGAAGGCCGCACTGAACGCTGGGAAAATAGATCTCAAGGAGTATAACGCTGCCACGGAGAAAATGGCGCTCGAGCACCAGAATAACCTCGCCAAGATTAACGCCCAGGCCACAGTCAATCCGGTAGCTTCTGCCCGAGCCGAAGTTGACCCGGTACAGCAACTGGTGAACGAAAATAACCAGAAGTTAGCCCTGATGCAGCAATATCAGCAGCAGGAACAGGCGATACTCCAGCAAAGTTACCAAAAAGGGAAAATAAATTACGATCAGTTCGTTGCTGCAAAGGCAGCTACCGATGCCCAGTACCTTGCCTTGAAGACTGCGCAGGAAAACCAGTTCAATGAGCAGATGACAGCCGCTCAGTGGCAATTGCTCAGTCAACAAGGTCTTGGTTATGAAATGCTGACAAGCGCGGTGGATGCGTTTTCAGGTAATGCATCCAATGCGTTAACCGGGCTGATCACCGGAACGATGTCAGCGCAGGATGCTATGCGCTCACTCGGTAACACGATGCTGAATAGCGTGGTAAATGCGCTAGTCCAGGTTGGAGTTGAGGCCCTCAAAAACTTTATTATCGGGCAGACATTGGGCGCAGCTTCTACCGCTGCTTCTGTTGGTATGGCGACCACGACGGCGGCTGCATGGGCTCCTGCCGCAGCGCTAGCCAGCCTTGCATCCTTTGGCGCTAACTCAGCACCTGCGATGGCTGGTATTGCATCTACCGTTGGGCTTGCTCAGGGGCTGGCTTTGGCTGGTGCCAGATACAATGGCGGACCTGTGTCAGCGGGAAGCATGTATCAGGTCGGTGAGCGAGGGAAGCCGGAGATTTACCAGGCCAGTACCGGTAAGCAGTACATGATACCGGGCGACAACGGCAGGGTGATCAGCAACAAAGATATGACCGCAGGGGGCGGAGTTAGCGTCATAATCAACGTTCAGAATATGACGAGTGCCACATTTGACGCTCAAGCTACGAACAACGGAGATGGTACAATAACCGTGGATGCCATTATTGCTGACTTGAATAATGGAGGTCCTATATCGCAGGCTATCACTGGCAATACAACTGCGAAAAGAACACCTCGAGGTCAGTTATAAGGAGATATGTGTGGTTATTGAGCCAAACGATGTGAAATCAATACCAACAGAGATAGGCAAGCCTCATAAGCTTTATCCAAACAGGGCAGTAGAGTTTGTCTTTACTCTAAAGGATGGCTCTACAATTAAAGGCATTGCTCCTGCTGGAGAGGATCTGGAATTTATTAATCATGGGGATATCGTTGACATTAAAATCAATGTTTACGAAGCACCGCCTGGTCCACGATCCGTTGAATAATCAAACCCGCTTCGGCGGGTTTTTTAATGCCTGGAGCTTAGATGCCAATTATCGACTATCCCGACTGGCTACCGCTGGCGCAGAAGGCCAGCAAAAACATGACGCTCGATACCGGGTTCCAGACCGATCAGCCAGCGGTCGGCCCGGCTATCTTCCAGAACCTTACTGACGACCTGAAAGTGACCTGGTCCCTGACGTGGATTTTCACCTTGGCTGAGGAACGAGCATTCCAGCAGTGGCTACGCAGCCCAAACTATCTCAACCGGGGCCTGAACTGGTTCAGGATGAATATCAATCTGGGCGGCAGTGGTCTCCAGTTGCAAGAGCTTCACTTCACGCAGATGCCGGTGCAAACCAGTATCGACGGCGGGGTGGTGACATGGACAGGAACCGTTATTGCCAACCATCTGTACAACGCTGACGACGAGTTTGACGACGTAATTGTTGAGTTGCCGCCGCCATGGCCTTCAGTGCTGGATATCGTGGTAACTGGCTATCCGGACGGGCGCGACCCAGAATCACTACCGAGGGTTCCGTAATGCCGAGCTTCAGGGAGTACAAGCAGCAACGCCCGACGCGCGGACTGTACGACACAATCACGTTCTACCATCCATCATTTGGCTATGTCCGCCTGGTCGACAAGCAGTTCTTTCCAAAGACGCTTGGCGGCCAGTCGTATACGCCAGCGCGCTTTGAAATCGAAGAGAGCCAGCAGAGCGGCACGCCGGTGATTGACGCGACGGTGAAGTTAGGGCGGCTGTCGTCTGACATCAAAGCGCTGATGAAGCAGTGGAAGGGCGCGGCCCGGCTGACGGCCATCACGGCCACCAGGCAGATCTTCGACAGCGGCGACGTGTCTGTGCCGATTAAGTCGTGGCAGCTTTACGTAAAGACGGTGGATATCGATGCCGACGCCGCATCGGTCACTCTGTCTGTCACCAACCCGCTGAACAACAACATCGGAAGGCTCTATGACCCAACGGAATATACTGGCCTGCAATACCTCTGATTTTGTTAGACGGGTGATCGGCGTGCCGTGGGCTAACCGTGCCTGTTCTTTCGAGAAAGTCGACTGCTGGGGATTGTGCGTGCTGTATTACCGTCACGTCCTCGGCATTGAGCTGCACCAGACGCCGGACTACGAAGCCGGGGCTGACTTCTTCACCTGCTATCAGGGCGATGTCGTCTTCTGGCGCCAGGCCGATAAGCCGGTCGAGGGCGGGATATTCGTTGGATACCGCGGCGCGCAACCGGCACACGTTGGGCTGGTGCTTAACAGGCAGGCGCTACATTCGCGCGGCGAGAACGGAAGCGTACGCATGGACTCGTTGCTGGTCATTCAGCGGGCATTCACCAAAGTGGAGTTTTTCGAATATGGCGCTGGTTGAGATATCGAATTTTCCAGGAACGCCTAAGCTGCGTTGCAGGGTGCCAAACGGCACCCTTTTTTATGACTGGCTGGCGGCCAATGACGCTACTTTTCACCGCGATCTGCTGATCGTCCGCAACGGCGTAAAACTGGGCGACGATGATGAGCTGGCTTTTAAACTGAGTGAGCTGGACCACGTTCAGATATTCGACCAGCCAAAGGGCATTGTCGGCGACATCCTGAGCCCGATCTTTAAAGTGGTGGGCCAGGTGTTTTCGTTCCTGGCGCCGAAGCCGGCAATTGCGAACAACGGCGGTAATACTGTCGACTCACCGAACAATAGCCTGACCGGTCAGACAAACACTGCGCGCGTTTACAAGGCCAAGCCGGACATTTATGGGCAGATTCGTTCGTTCCCGGATCTGATTCAGGAGTCGGTGTTCGAATACGTGCATCAGACGTCCACCGACGGCGGCCTGAAGTACGTTACAGAGTGGATGTGCATCGGGATCGGCAAATACGATTACGAGTCTGTGCGCTACTCAGAATCCAGCCTGGGCTCTCTGGCCGGTGCCGAATTCCAGTTCTTCCAGCCTGGCGAAGTAATCCCGCAGATCGTCGAAGGTTACGGGTTCGATGATGTCGACGGGCAGGAGGTCCCCGGGCAGAACGAAGCCAGCGACTTCCCTATCGAAACAGCAACGGCAAACACTGTGGTCAGCGGAACGTATTCCGGCGGCCAGATAGCGATGAAAATCGTTAAGCAGGCCGAGTTCGACTATTTCATGGGGCTGGTTCTGCCGCACGCTGTGACTTTCACCATTAACGTGACGTACAGCACGGCCTCAGGCAGCGTCACCACCGACGCGACATTCTCAGGCACGCTGATTTCAGCGGTTGAAACAAACGACGGTGCAGTTGTTAACCCGGTGCGCTGGTACACGTTTACGATGAACCAGCTTGAGGGTCCGCAGGACATCCCGGCGAACGCAACGATCAACACCACAAAGTTCATCCTGAACGATAACGAGGCGCTGGTGGTTGGGCCGTTCTTTTCCCCGGTCGAGTCTACGCAGCTGTGGCTTCATACCCAGTCCAGCCTGGGCGGCAAAAAGGAAACGAACTGGAAGGTGGTTATCTGGAAAATTGACGATGACTACAATCAGGTGCCGGGCACGCAGCAGACGTTTACGTACCGGCAGACGACGCCGCATCAGTCGACCAGCGAAGTCTTCTACCGAACCGACAAAATCACTCCGACCGGCGGATTTGGAAAGTACGCCGTCAGTTTCCAGCGCATGGATAACTCCGGTGACGCGTCACTGCTCAAGGTTGAAGAGATCCACAGCATCAACATCAGGACAAACGTCGTTCACCCGACCGACACGCTGGTGCGCGTAAAAGTCCGGGCGACCGAGAATGCCCTGGGCAGCCGCGAGCGCAAATATAACGCACTGGTGACGCGCCACACCATTACGTACGACCTCGACACGCAGACGGTGGATTACACCCTGAGGCCGTCGCGCTCGTTCGCTGATGCAGTGGCTCACACCTGGCTCATCATGGGTGAGCAACCGGTAAGCAGCATTGACCTGTACGGGCTGTACTCGATCGCCGAAAGCCTGCCTGATGAGCGGCTGGGTTACTTCGACTACACGTTTGACGACGAGAACGACTCTCTCGGCGACCGGGTGCAGGCCATCTGCAATGCTGCGTCGGTGGTGGCGTACTGGGATGACGGCGTGCTGACGTTTACTCGAGACCAGAAGGTTGATTACCCGGCGGCCGTATTCAACCGGGCGAACATGAAAACTGACGAGTACAAAATGACATACGAGGCCACGCTTCCTGGCGGCTACGACGGCGTACAGGTGTCCTACGTCCACCCTACCACGAACAATAAGACGTACATCAACTACCGCGTTCTGAACGGCGCCATAGTCGAGCAGGAAGCGGAAAACCCGAACAAGCTGGAGATAGTCGGCTTCCGTAACGAGTACCAGGCCCGAGAACGAGCTCTGCGAGAAACCAAGCGCCTGATTTACTCTCGGGTGAAGATGAACGCCAAAGTGTTTGAGGACGGCATTATCCAGGTCGGTAGCGTCATTCAGATGCCCGACATCTACGACAGCAACCAGCAACAGGGTTACATCACCGGGCGCGCCGGTAATAACTTTGATACCAGCGAGCCGATCACGTTTACCGGTTCGATGTATGTGCTGGTGACAGACAGCCTGGGTAACCCGACGCTGCGTTATCCAGCGGCGGCGCGTGGCGACACGAAGTACGGATTCACCGCGGCTATCCCCAACATTCAGCTCAATATCTGGAACGGAGACACTGTGCAGCTCCCGTCCCGCTACCTCATCGCGACCGTTGAGGAACTGGACAGTCAGCTATGGACGGTAAACAGCATCAAACCTAACACAGATAACACGGTATCTCTGACCGTCGCTGAATACAGCGACGCCATCTATCAATAAGAACCGTCCCCGACCAACCGAACCCGGCCACCGTGCCGGGTTTTTTTATGGAATCAATATGGCTACGCAACCTACCAATTTGCCTGTACCAAGCGAATCTTATC